TCAGCAACCAGACGGGAATCTCGCCGCGCGCGTCGGCCTTGCGGTCGGCGCGTCCGCTGCTGTCGGGGTAGGTCTTGCTCAGGCGCGGGCCGCTGTTTTTGCTGTCGCCCTTGATCAGCATGACGCGCTGGCCTAACCCACGGGCGCGGGCCATCCGCCAGAAGTCGTAAGCGCGCTCGGTGACGCCCGCCTTGCCGCCGGAATCCACGGCGGTCAGGACCGGAATCAAGCCTTGCGCGGGATCATCGGCGAACGGGTAGGGCTTGCAGGTGACCTGGTCAAACAGAATGGCCCAGTCGGGGAGCTGGCGGGCGGGGTCGATGGGTTCCGGTTCGCCGTTGCCGCCCAAGCGCCGCGACCAGCGCAGGTTGTAGCGATCGATCAGCCAGCGTTCGCCGCCGATCCCCCAGCCCATCACCTGCACGACGAACCGGTCTTTCTGCACGTCCACGGCGGCGGTCAGGAAATACACGCCGGGCGGAATCGTGCGTTTCTCGCCCTCTTCGGCACGGCTGGCCAGCAGGCGGCTGTCGCGGGTGATGTGGAGATGACGCGGACGGTAGGCGGTGCCGTAGTCGGTGGTAATCAGCGCCTGTAGGGGCTTCTCGTCGCCGGTGCGCTCCAGCGTGGCGTAGGCGTGCTGATAGCGTTGCAGCAGGCTGTCCCACCCCTGGTAAGCCGCAGCAGGGCCGGTCAGCCAGTACGAGGCGAGACTGCTCGGGGGAGGATCGCCGCTGATGACGCCCTCGGCGCTGATCGTCTGGCCATCCGCCAGCCAGACCCCGGCTTGGTTCATGGCGGGCTTGTGGCGGGCTTCCAGGGCGCTGCCGCACTGCGGACAGATCAGGCAGGCATGGCCGTCAACGGTCGTGAATGCTTCGGGACTGGGGGCGGCGGTGAAATACTCGCGGCATTCCGGGCAGGGCCAGTACCAGCGCTGGCGGTCGCCTTGGTTGTACAGGGCAAAAATGCCGTTGCAGGGGGGGCCTTCGTGGGCGTTGCGCGGCTGCCATTTGGCGTCATTGAGCACCTTGCCGGGACTGGACTCCACGAGGACGCGCCCGGCGCTCATGAATGTCTGCGTGCGCTTGCGGGCGGGGGTATAGACATCGCCCTCGTGGCCGACATCTTCGGGGTAGCGGTCGTAGTCGGTGAGCGCTACGTAGCGGAAGTCGAAACTGGACAACTGGGTGATCGACGGCCAGCCGATGGTCAGGTTCATCCCGTTGCGGTAGCGCTTGGCATACACGTTGTCATCGTTGGCGTAGGGTGAGAGGCGTTCACGCATCGCCGGGGACAGGCGGTTGAGGCTCTCGATGCGCGTGCGGCTGTAGTGTTGCGCCGTCGCTTGGGTCATGTGGATGATGTGGAAGTCGCCGGGATCGCACGTCGTCGCGTAGTACAAAAATCCTTCGACCAGGGCGGCGCTTTTGCCGGAACGGGACGGCCCCACAAAGATCACGCCCTCCAGTTGCCGGTTGGCCAGGGCGTTCATCGGCGCGACCATGTAGGGGGTGCGGGAGCGCTTCCACGGCTCATTGGTGCCATAAACGATCATGCCCTGTTCCACGGCGTCCGCGACCGGGATGCGCCGGGGTGGCCGTAGAATCTCGGCAGCGCCGCGCAGGATGCCGGTACAGGAGGCGTTAGCCATGTCGAGATTCCAGGGCGCTCATCAGGGCCTCGTAGAGCGATTCGCGCATGACATCGATGGATTGCTGGGCGGCGGTGACAGCGGCCGGTGATAGACCGCAATCACGCTCCAAAGCGTCCGGCAGGGCATCGAGAGTTTGGGAAAGGGTCTTGAAGGCCATGCCGATGGTTTGCTCGATGTCCGCCGCGGGAATCATTTTGCGGGTGTCTTCCGCGAGCTTGATCTTTTCCCGTTGCGCCCGGTAGTAGTCGAGGGCCTCTTTCGGCTCCATGTTGTTGGGATCATGACGGCGGGTTTCCGGCTTGAGAATCGCGGGCATTCCATCGCGGACATGCCAGACACGAACGCCGTTGTGCTGTGTAGAGGGCGCTTTTTCCAGGGCCTGAGCGACAACACGACGATCCATCTGCAGCACGTCACTGTAGCGCGTGGCGGTCCAGAGGAGATTGTCGATGGGTGTCGCTGAGGGGGCAGGCATGGTATAAAGCTATGTGTTTGCTAGGAAAGTGGAAAAACTCTCAAAGACCGGGCGCGCGATTACCCGCTTGCGTGTACGCGCTTGGGAGTACCTATGCGCGCCCATACGCCCATGCCTGCGCCTGCTGTCATGCAGGTCGCTACTCACCGCGCCGTCCTGATCGCGCGCTCAATCGCCGCACGCATCGCCTCCGGCAACAACCGCCTGGCTGCCTGTTCCACCGTCTTGCCCCAGTCCAGCTCTGCCCGGTATTGCGCCCGACTAACAAACAGGTACAACGGCATGACCGCCGCCCCGGCTGATCGTGATCGAGTCCGGTAAATGCCCGGCTTGAGGTACGAACGTGCGCCCACTGGAATGCAGAAATAGCGCCGCGTGCTAGCAGGCCCGGTCGGGCCACTGGCCAACGCCGCCATGATCTGAGTGATGGCGCCTTGCTTGGGGTTGCCGTAGCTGTTGCGCGGCATCTCATTACCGGGCATTGCTCGCCAGCCTTGTGGCAACCAACCCTTGCTTTGTAGCCATGCTTCGATGCGTTGCCGACCGCGTGCGCCACCGAACTCATGCCACTGGAGCACTTGCGCCCGTTTCGGCTCGATGTACACCGTAGCGGTTAGGCTTTGCTTCGTGCTCTTCTCCACGCGCGCCGCCGACTGGATAAAGGGGGTCGGTCGATCAAACACCGTGGCGATACGCTGCTTACTCTCCTTTTGCACCGCAAACGCCGTACTGTTCAGCGCCGTACTCACCGCAAACGGCATCTGATCTTCCGCCAGATTGCGCAGCATCCGCTGAATCTCCGGCAGGCCACGCACATCGATAGCGATCACGCCCTTAACCCCTGCAGCGCCAGTGGAATCAACGCTGCCACCGACGCGCCCACCACCCCCCACAGTGCCCACATCAGCCGCTCCAGCCATGTGATGCGTGTCGTCATTCCCTCGGAATGCTTGAGATGCTCGTTCAGCGCCGAGCCAATCTGCGTCAGCACTTCGTGGGCTTTGTTGACCGAGGTCCATTGGTACTCTTCCATTTCCGCGTGGACGCTGAACCGGTTGGAAATGGCGCTCATGCTGGCGGCGGTGGTCTCCAGATTGGCGGCCATGTCTTTTTGGGCTTCCTCCACGCGCGCTACATCTTTTCTTACTATTTCAAAAATCGCTTCCATGCGTGTCACTCGGCCTGACATATTACGGATGCGCTCTTGCGTCGAGTCGTAGGACTCCAAGATCCGCCGATCCAATTGGCGGCGCGGCAGGTCGGCGGGAATCGGTTCTTGAAAAACCGAGTCATCCCTATGGCTTACTTTTGTCGGTTCATTGCTCATGCGTCTCTCCTAAAAGCGCCGCTCGCAGCGCAGCCACGCCTCACTGATTGCCAATCCAGGGTGGTGGGGTTGGATCTTCGTCGCGGCTGGCTTTGCGGCTGGATGGCAAGCCCACGTCGTGCAGCCGCTTGTCAGGATCAGCGTCAGGGCGGTCGCTCTGATCAACATCTTGCTCCTCCTGTCTATGACCCAACTGACCCTTTTCCGGAAACAGGGCGAGCAGCGCCACGGCGGCGGTCGTGCCAAGATCGACCAGGGCCTTCCATTCGGGACTTAACGCACCGAGACCGAAATGGCCGAACGCCATGCCGACGGCCAGCCATGAGTAGCGGTTCGTCAGCACCTTGATAACCGGTCGGATCGGGTCGATATTCATCACAGCCCCCCGGCGGCGCGTACTCTATCGACATACCCCTGGTTGCGCCATTGGTTATGCTCGTCACGGGTGGCGCTCCCGGCGTTGTAGGCGGCCACGGCGGCCTCCAGGTTGCCCTGATAGCGCTTGAGTTGTCTGGTCAGGTAGCGGCAGCCCCAGTCCAGGCCGGTTGCTGGATCGCAGAGCTCCGCTAAAAAATCGCCCTTGTATCCATTCTCGCGCGCGGTCTGCCCCATGACCTGCATCAATCCCCAGCTCATAGCTCTCGATATTTCCTCCGTGGAGCGCGAACAGTGCCCAAAGGTCGCATGGCCCTTGCCATGCACATAGCGGGCATAGAAACCCGGCTCGTAGCGCGTGGCCCAGGGGTTGCCGCTGCTCTCCACCGCAACGATGGCGCGTACCAGCTTCACCGGCAGTTCATGACGTTCCGCGGTCTCGACAATCAAGGTATCAGTCATTTTCAGCCTCCTATCAGGGCTTCTTGGGGCTAGCAACACCAGCAACGGGTAAAATCACCAGCAACGGTTATCCAGCAACGGTCTAATGGTTTGAAATACATAAAAAGCAACGCGTGCAACGGGTATATGCGCGCGCGCATGCGGGAAAGATTTTGTTGATGGGGGTTGGTGTTTTTCCTCTCGCGTATGCGCGCGCGCGAGAGACCGTAATTGGCGTGGTTCGCTAGAAAAAACAATGCTCAAAACCGTGGCAGGCATAGTGTGGCCGCCACGCCTGCACCGTGGCTCTGGTTGATTAATCGCGC